TGGCGAGGATCGAGCCGAGCGCCGCCAGCGCGGCCAGCGTGCGGCCAGGCAGCGCGCGCACGCTCGTGATGAACGACGACCAGGCGCGGCTCACGGGGCCGCCGATGTAGCGGGACCAGAGCCCCGCGAACCAGAGGCCGATCGCCATGCCGACCACGGCGAACATGCTGCCCACCTCGCCCGCCTTCGCGGACACCCAGCCGGTGAACGCCTGCCACCACTTGGGCAGGTTGTCGTTGAGGCCGGTGATCAAGTTCCGGACGAAACCGATCATGATCATGGCGACGGCCGCGCTCAGCGCCGCGCCCACGGTGATTGGGAGCGCGACGATCGCCAGCACGATCGCGGCCGCGATCAGGCCGATCTTCAGCACCTTCTCCGGGTTCGCGGCGACGAAATCGGCGATCTTCCCGCCGAAGTTCATCAGCCCTTCGACGGCCTTCGGCGCCTGCTCGACGACCTTCTGAGCGACCTTCTGACCAAGCAGTCCGAAGAAGCTGATGATCCGGTCCGCGGTGCCGTCGCTGCCCTTCCCCGCCTCTTCCCACAGTCGGCCGAAGACACCGCCGACCTTGCCCCGGAACGTCTCTAGCCCAGGGACGACGACCCCGCCGAGGAAGTCCACGAGGTTCTGCTGCATGCCCCGCTTGAAAGCCTCCAGGCGCGTTCCCGCGTTGTCGCGGAGCGTGTCGCCCATCCGGTCGGCAGCACCGCCCACCTCGCCCAGCGCCTCGGAAGCCGACGACGGGTCCAGCGCCATCAGCGCCTTCTGCGTGTCCTCGCTCTTCGTGCCGAACAAGGTCAGCGCCAGGGCGCTGCGCTCGGCCGGGTCCTTGATCTGCCGCAGCCCGTCAAAGACCTTGTCGAGAGCCGCCTTGGCCTCCGGGCCGCCCTTGGTGAAAGCAGCCTGCATCTCCTTGCCGGACAGCTTGATCTTCGAGAAGGCAGCGTCGACCTCTTCACCGCCGGACTGGGTGATGAGCACGAACTCCTTCAGCGCGTCGGCGACCACGTCGGTGTCGCGGGCGCCGGCCTTCAGGCCCTGCGACATCAGCCCGGTGGCGTCCTGGGCGGAGATGCCCATCTGCCGGAAGATGGTGCTGTATTCGTTGAAGGTGTCTGCGATGTCGTCCGCGCGCGGGCCCATCACCTGGAGCCCGCGGGTGAGGACGTCGAGGGCCTCGCCGCCGTCCTTCGCCAGCCCGGTCTTCAGGATCTGGCCCACGGCGTTTGCCGCCTGGCCCAAGTCGAGTTCGAAGGTCGACGCGAGGTCTGAGACCTTCGTGGCCATGGACTCGATCTGGGCGTTCGTCGCGTCCGGTGGCAGCAGGCCCGCGCGCATCGTCGCCGAGATCGCGTCCGCAGCGGACTGGAAGTCCTCCGTGATCGCCTTCGAGTACAGAGCCCCGGCGATCTTGCCGTACTTCTGTGCCTCCGCCGGGGTCGCCCCCAGCTGCGCCCCCAGGCGGCCGGTGATCCGGGACTGCTCCATGGCCTGACCCATGGCGGCCATCAGCGCTGCCCCGGCCGCCAGGCCGATGCCGGCCGCGGCCGTCTTCAGCTTCTCCAGGCCCTGCCCGGCCTGAGTGACGGCCTCGTCACCGCCCTGACGGGCCCCGTCACCGAGCCCGTCAGACAGTGCGTTCCCCGCGTCCTCGCCCGCCGCGCGGGCCGCTCTGGTCGCGTCGTCGCCCGCCTGCTGGACGGCCCTGACGAACTGCCCCCGGACGTTGCGCAGTCGCCCGTCAGCGCCCCGCACGACGCCCTCGCCGAGGTTCTCTCCGGCCTGCTGCCCGGCCCGCTCGGCGTCGTCGCCCATCTGCTCGCCGGTGTCGCGCATGGCGCGCTCGGCGCGGCGCAGGGCAGGGTCCACCCCCGTGTCGTCGAGGGTGATGACACCGGTGAGTTCACCAACGACGAGCGCCACAGCACTACCTCCTGGATCTGGGCTCCGGAGGAGCGAAGTGCCGGCTGACGCGGGACTCCGCGGAGAGCAGCCCGTACAGGCGGGTGAGGAACCAGCGCCACGACCGGGCGCGCAGGAGACCTGGGGTGTCCAGGTCGAGGCCGTATGTCTCCTGGAAGTCGGCCTCGACCAGGGGCCACTGCTCCAGGAGGTCGGTCCGGGTTACTCGCGGCCGGCGCCGCGCCCCTTGCGACCTCGCCGGGGGGAGCCCGCCCTCGTACCACTCGTAGAGCCCCGTGACCGGGTCGTACTCGCCGCAGCCGACTCCGAGCGCTGAGACTTCGGCTGCCGACGGGCCGCCCGGTTCGGGGCGAAGCGAGAAGGGTCGCCACCCGCAGACCAGTACCGGGCGGCGGCGTCGCGGTCCTGGACGATCCACACCATGGTCGTGAGAGCCACATGCCGGAACCGCGTCCAGCTCACGTCGGCGAGGATCTCGTCATGCATCGAGCCGAGGACCAGGCGGTACAGGTCCCTCTCCTCGTCGTCGTCGAGAAGTTCCTCGTCCGGCGACGTGCCGTTCAGGAACAGCCGTGCTGCCGCCTTGGTGATCTCCTCGACGCGCAGCCCGTCCTCAGCGGGCGGGGACGGGATGCGGTACGTGCGCATCTGCCCGTCCCTGCCAGGCACTGGCAGCTCAAGCCAGTCGTCAAGGAAGTCGCCGAGCGCTTCGAACTGCGCCGCCATCAGGGCGCCAGCGGGTTCGTGATCGTCGTGCGAGGCCCGTCGCCGGTGAAGTTGACGGCGACCTCGCCGAGCGCGTTGTACTCGCCGCCCTGCGGCTCCCACTCCGGGATCGCCTTGCCCTCGTACGCCTCCGGCAGGCCCTCCCGGTTGTACCAGCGCAGATGCACCAGGTTCGCCTCGCCGTACGCGTCCGCGGCCAGGCGGATCGCCTCGTGCACCGGGTGGAAGACCTTGACCGACTTGTTCGCCTTCCGGCGGATCGTCATCTCGATGGCCCAGGACTGCGCGGTCTTCGTGTTCCCGGCCCAGCCCTCGGAGTCGTAGTCGGAGCTGTCCTCGATGTTCGGCGGGGCCGTGTGCTGGAACGCTCTGACGCCGGGGCACAGCTGCCAGTCCGGCACCTCGGCCGTGCCCATGTTGACGTCGACCCGCCACTCTCGTGCGAGCTCGGTCTCCTCGGTGGGAGTGGACATGCGCGGTCCTCCTCAGTCGTTCAGGTGGGGCCCGGACCGGATCGTCCGGAAGTAGTAGTTGGCGACCAGCTCCATGCGGCCGTGGGTGTCCTGGCCGATCCACGCCTGGGAGTTGCGCCAGGAGATCTCCACGCGGACGCCGTGGACGTCGTACGAGCACCGGTTGTGGAGGACGGTGAACACGTCGTTCGCCAGCTGCACGACGGCGAGCGGGTCGGTGCCCGCGCGCATGCGCGCCTGGATGCCGGTGACCGTGTCCGTGGAGTCGTCGTCCGACACCGGGTACGGAGTCAGGCCGATCGCCCGGTCCGGGGCGTCCGGGACCTTGCCGAGCACGATCCCTGTCGTTCCGGCCGGCAGTACGCCGCTGGGGTCGTAAGTGCCGACGTTCTCGGCGTTGAGCAGCTCGGCGACGCCTTGGAGGAGGTCGACGTCGTGGGTGGCGCTCACCGCATCGCCCGCCTCAGCTGCGCCGCGACGATCGCGGCCACCTCCGCGCGTGCGGCGTTGAGCGGCCCCTCCAGGTACTTCGCCTGCCGGCCGGGCGCGTGCCGGTAGTCCAGCTCCTCGTGCTGCCGTACCGCGTACGGGCCGTCGTACGACACCGCGGCCGTGAGCGTCCCCTCGTCGACGCTGGCCGTGCCTGTGCTCTGGAGGTAGCCCTCGTCGAGCGGTACGACGGCCTGCGCCTGGGTGAGGACGTGCTCGGCGGCGAGCACCAGGCCCCGCGCGGCCTCGGCCCGCAGCTCCCGCGCGACGGCCGAACCGTTGAAGTCGAGCTGGAAGCGTGCGGCCACAGCGCACCCCCTATTCGAGCTGGATTTCCAGGTGGTTGGGGGTGCCGAGCTTCTTGCCGTCGCGCCGCTTGGCCTGGATGACCTTCGTGACCTGGCCGTCTGGCAGGGTCACCCTCGACAGCGGGGGCGCGTTCTCCCCGAGGCCCGTGTACGCGGTCGACGTGGACGTGACCTGCTCGCCGCCAGGTGTCCGCACCGCGCGGGTCTGCTCGTCGAGGAGACACTTCACCGTGGTCGGCGCCTCGTACAGCGGGCCCTTGCTCGACTCCCCCTTGTAGGCCTCGACGGTGATCTCGTGGATCAGGAACCGGGGCGGGATGCGGCTCATCAGAAGCACCCCGTGGCCACGGTCATCCGGAACTTCGCTGCTGGCAGCGAGGCGAGCGCCCGGGCCAGCTTCGGCGCGTAGTACGACGGCCCGGACCGGTTGTCGCCGGCGCCGAACTGGAGCTGCACCGAGCCGATGGCGACGCCTTGGAGCGGGCCGGAGATGTCGGTCTCCGGGCCGACCTCCTGCCAGAACTCCACCTGCGCACAGACCGCTTCGGCGAACGCGGCCGCCACCTCGGCGTCGGTCGGTAGCCCGTCGTCGTCGACGTCGTACACGGCCGGGATGAGGAAGTCCCGGTCCAGCAGCCGGGATGCCTCCAACAGCAGTCGGGCCGCGTCCAGTGGGGGCGCGGCCTGGAGGTAGTTGGCGAGCTGCGTCGTGGTGGCGTACACGCGGCCAGTGAGCCCGGCCCCGGGCGTGGGTGCGACGGCCACCTGCTCGTTCTCGGTGCGCGCGCCGGTCCCGGTCACCGTCCACCGGAGCAGCCACACCCCGGCCTGGGTGTACGTGAGCGTGCTCGTCCAGGTCTGGCCGCCGTCCGCGGTACCTGTCGCCGGCGTGCTGGTCGTGCCGTCGGGGGCGGTGACGGCGAGTGTGGCGCTCGTGGTGCCGTCGTGCGGCGTGACGGTCAGGGAGGCGATGACGATGTCTCCCACGTCGGGCATAGCGCCTCCCTTCACAGTGTGTGGAGGGGGAGACCGCTGGGGCCTCCCCCTCCCGGGGCGTGGGCGGCTATGCGGACGCGCCGATGATGTGGATGTCGTAGGTCACCGGCGTACCGCCAGCTGAGTTCGCGACTTTCAGCTGGTCGCCAGTGCCGGCCGTGACCGCGTAGCCGACGGCGTCCGCCTCACCCGTGCCCAGCGCGAGGAAGGCGCCCGGCCGGATGATCGCGGTGCCGGTCGCGCCCAGCAGCGCGGCCCAGGCGTTGCTGGTGGCGTTGCCGACCACGACGTTGTTCGTGTTGGCGGCCGCCGCAGCGATGATCAGGCCCTTCACCCGGGCGAAGGTGATTGCCTGGCCGAAGGCGTCGAGGAGGACGCCCGCCAGGTCGAGGTCCTCGGTGGCGCTGGCCGTGAGGGTCCGGCGGTCGCTGAACACGCGATCGGCCTTGCCCGCGCCGGTGCCGGAGCCGAGGGACATCTTCCGGGACAGCGACTGCGCGACCTTGCCGGTGCCGAGGTCGAGGGCCTGCGTCAGTTCGGCGAAGGCGGAGACGGCCAGCAACGTTCCGGACAGTGCCATCAGCTGTCACCCCCGTACCGCTTGACCAGCTCCTCCTTGGTGAGGTCGTCGATCGCGGCCTCCTCCTCGGAGTCCTGCGCGAGCGCGCGGGCGTACGCCTGCCAGTCGGCCTTGGATGCGGAGCGGGCCGGACGCTCTGGCGCGCCCGGCCCGTCTCCGTCCCCTCCGCCCCCACCAGGCGGCTCGTCGGGCGACCCTCCGCCGCCCTGCTCTTGGGGTCCCTGCGGCCCGGGAGTGGGCTCCTGCGACGTCGTCGACTCGGAGGGCTCGGTCGGCGTCTGGAGTGTCACCCAGTTCGGCAGCATCTCCAGCCGCGGCGACCGGTAGGCGTACTCGACGACGTCCCCGGTGTTCTCGTTGCGGTAGACGAACTTGCTCATAGCGGGCGCCTCCGTCACGGCAGGTCGTTGACGTCGGCGTCGATCGCGATGTCCGCCTGGATGAGGACGGTGGTCGCGTCGCCGCTGATGACGTCGAGGGACAGGACGGCGCCTGCGGCCATGTCGCCAGCCGTGCCGGTGGGGACGGCGGAGGCGAACGATGCGTTGCCGGCGGTGAGGTTGGCGGCGAGGACGGCGGAGGCGCCGATCTTTGCGTTGACGGCCGCTGCGGCCCCGCCGGACCTGTAGCCGTGCAGCCGCACGATGGTGCAGGGGACCGGGGCCCGCCAGACGGGCAGGGACTGGGCGCCGACCGGGGAGCCGGTCAGGCGGATTTCCTTGGTGATGATGCGGCGCTGGTACGCCATGGTTCGCTCCTCGATGGCGAGGGTGGGCATGGGCCGGCCGCCGCGGTGCGGGCGGCGGCCGGAGGGATCAGGCGTCGGCGCCCTTGATCAGGACCGCGCGGTTCGCGTCCAGCGTCTTCGTGCCGTACAGGCAGTCGATGCTGATCACCATCTGCTTCAGGTTCACGTCGTAGTCGCGGACCACTCGCAGCGCGAATCCCTTGTACGGGACCATCGCCGCGTCGATCGCGCCCTGCGGCAGTTCCAGAGGCCGGAACGCGAGCGCGAACGCCGTCCGGTGAAAGGCGACGTTGACCTCGGTGGTCGGCTGCCCGGATGCCGGGGACTGTGCGGGCTGGCCGACGTTCTGCGTCCAGTACGGGTCGAAGCCGGAGACACGGCCGCCCAGGGATGCCTCCAGAAGGCCCTCCGTGGAGCCACGCCGGTCCGCCGCGCGCCACGCCTTCTCTGCGACCCACCGGGACTTGGTGGTCGGGCCCGTGACGACAGACCGCTGCATCCCCGGCACCTCCTTGGTGTCCAGGATGGCGCCGGCCTGGATCAGGACGCGGGAGTCCGACCAGGGGTAGTCGCCGTTGTAGCCGGTGTAGTCCTCACCCGCGGCGTTCGGGGTGGCGTCACCGACCTCCTCCGTGATGTCGTCGCGCAGCGCGAGGAGGTCACGGTCGATCTTCTGGGCGATGGCCTCCAGCGCGGGGGTGAGGAGCTGCGTGTCGAAGTCCTCCACGCGCAGCGTCATGTCCTCGCTGGTGACGGCGAAGGAGACGTCCGCGAAGTGGTTCAGCGTCATGTTGACGCTGCCTTCCTGCGCGGCCTGGATGTTGATGCCCTGGGTGCGGTCGTACTCCTGGGCGGTGAACACGGCGGGCTTCCGGATGGTGATCGCGTCGCCCTGCTTGCGGTTGAATTCCGCCTCGTAGTCGCGGTGCACGAGGCTCGCCATGACGGTGGTCTCGTAGAGGTTGGCGAGGGCCTGGCGCGCGATCTGCGTCGCGGTCAGGAACTGGTTGGCCATGAGGTCTTTACCTCCTACCCGGCGCGGCGCTTGCGGCGCTCAGCGCGGATGGTGTCGATGTCGTCGGGATCGGAGGAGGACCCGCCCCCACCGTTGAAGTCGCTGCTGGTGCGCTTGGGCGCCGTCGCGACCTTGAGCTTCGGGTTGTCCTCGGCCGCCTTCTTCATGGCGACCTGGACGGCTTTGGCGAACCCCTCGTCGGACGGGTCGAGATCCTTGATCGACGCCATGAACGCGCGGGAGTCCGTGATCGCGTCCGGGTCTACACCCGCCTTGGCCGCGCCCCGGTACACCGCGAGTTCGAGCGCGGTCGACCGGTGAGCGGCCGTCGCGGACTCGACCTGCGCCTTGAGCGCGGCCGGGTCCAGCGGGGTGTCCTTGTCGTCCTTGATCAGGCCGAGTGCTTTGCCCAGCTCCTGGACGATCTCGGTGCGGGCCTCGTCGGCCGCCTGCTTCTTGGCGTTCGTCCGGGCCTTGCCCGCATCGGCGTTGGCCTGCTTCAGCTCCTTCTGGAGCCGGGCAATCGTCGCGGCCGGGGCCTCGTCGTCCTTCTTCGCGGGCGGCTTGGGCTTCGGCCGGTTGTCGTTGCCCGCGTCGTCCTGGCCGTTGTCGTCGGATCCGCCGGCGTCGTCGTCCTGGTCGTCGTCGGTGCCGGTGTCGTCACCGCTTCCGTCGCCGCTGTCGGATCCGGAGCCGTCTCCGTCCCCGCCGTCGGCGTACCACGGGGCGAAAGGGCCGTGACCGTACGGGTGGACCCAGCCAGCGCCAGCCAGCCGGGGAAGGGTTCGCTTCTGCATGTCGTGCACTCCCGGTGCGCGTGAAGGATCACCCCGCTCCCGGCGGGGCGTACTGCTGCCGAGCGCACCAGGCGCCCGGACGTCGTGGAGCCCGAGCCCGGGCATGAAAAAGGCCCGCACGAGGCGGGCCTGGAAAGGGTGGTGACTGGGGTCAGTCGCCGGGCAGCTGGCGGGTCTTCGCGTACCCGCGCACCCACGCGGACCGACGGAGATCGCCAGCGGGGTACGGGCAAGACGTCACGGCCTCGCCCTGACGGCCGGCCTCGGCGCCCTCGTCGAGGGCCCTCACCAGTGCCTCACGTCCGCCCACAACTGCCCCCGGGGTCAGAGTCGGTTCTGCTGGTCACTCGCTGCCTTGCGTGCCGTCTGCGCGGCACTGCTGGGCTCTCCCGTGACCATCTCCGTGTACTCGGCCAGAGTAGTGCGCGGATGATCCGCCCACCACCGTTTCAGCTCCTCTGACGCCCGCGCGTAGGCGACGTGTGACGGACCCGTGAACAACGACAGCGGATCAACGCCGTCCGCCTGGGCTCTGCGGCTCAACAGGCGGCCGTTCGTCGCCTCGTCCGCCGCGAGGAGCTGCGAGAAGATGTGCTCGCGGTACATCTCGCGCACCTGCTCGCGCGTGTACGCCCCGCGTGCCACCTCCTGCGCGGCCTCCCGCTCCGCGATCCACCGCTCCGTCGCCGTCATCCCGGCGTACGGATCCGGCAGCTCGTCGGCCAGGCGCGCCCACTCGTCCACAGCGCTCATCGGGCCGAGGATCTCGTCGATCGCAGCCCGGTCGGCGAGCTGCCCCGCCACCGACTCGCCCCCGGCCGCGACGGGCAACGGCTCCGGCGGATACCGGAGGTCGAGCTCCGCCGCGATCCGCGCAGCCTGCTCGGCGTCCGCATACCGCATCGCCCAACCGAGGACCTCGTCGCCGATCGCCGATAGGTCTGCGGCGAGCTGCCCGCCCGGGAACACGGTGGCGAGCAGCTGGCGCCGGTCGGCCTCGGCCGCGATCCGGGCAAGGTCCTCGCCGTCGGCTTGCGCGGCCCGCATGCCGAGCTGCTCGTCCGACATGCCCGCCAGCGTGCGGTCGACGCCAGGCATCCCGGAGTCGATATCGCGGCGGTCCATCTCCGCAGCGATCCGCAGCGCGTCCGCCGGCGGAACATCCCGCAGGGCCCGCCCCAGCTCGTCGTCGGAGAACCCGGTGAGATCGTCAGCAAGCTGCCCGCCCGGGCGTACCCGGGCCATCAGGGCGGCGTGGTCCCGCCGGTCAGCCTCAGCCTGGACACGGGCGAAGTCTCGGGAGTCAAGGGCGCCGGACCGCATCGCCGCGCCGAGCTGCTCGTCGGTCATCTCCACTGGCGTGCGCGCGTCGCCCGAGCGGATCCGCGCGGCTTCCACGGCGTCCTGCGGCGGCCTGGTGCCGGTGGGCAGGTTGCTCGCGCCGGGCTGTTCCCTGTACCGCTTCCGCATCAGCTCCGGGTGCGCGTCCAGGTGCTCGCGCATCTTGCCCTGCCACGCGCGCACGCGCGCCTCGGCCGCGCGCTTCGCGGCTGGGTCGACGGCGCTGGCGGCCCGAAGCTTGTACTTGCGGATGTTCCGCTCGATGGCCCGCTGTCGCTGTGTGGCCTCGTACCCGTCCGGGTCCTTCGCGGCCTTCGCGGGCGGGCGCGTGAGGCCCGGCAGGTAGGCACTGGTGGTGTGCCGGCAGTTCGGGTGCTGGAGGCCCGCCCGGCGCGCTTCGTCGAGGGTGCCAGCGACCTCCACCCTGACCATGTGTCCGTCCTCGACGGCGTGCTCCACCTCCACGGTGCGCCGCCCGTCCGGCCCGTCCAGCGCCAGGACTTTCCCCTCCCAGGGCCTGCACTTCGGGCACTCGTGCGGTGACTCGGACACCATGACCAGGTCGACACCCGCGGCGGCGAGCTGGTCGGCGTGGGCGTCGACCGCGGCCCGGCCCACGGCGGTCCGGGTCGCCATCTCCGCATAGGTCGTCATCGACCAGGTCCGTCCGGAGCGGTCGACGAACGACGCCACGCCCCGTTCAGTGAACCGGGCGACCGCGTTCTGGGTGGCCTGCCGACGGGTCTCTGCCCCGATCAGCGGTGCTCCGGCTGCCTGGGCCAGCACCTGCCGGTACACGTCCTCAACGCCACGCAGGATGCCCCTGTGGGACTCCGTGACGATGCTGATGGCTTCCATCGCCAGCCGGTCGGCCCGCCGGGTGCCGGGCGTCTGCTCGGCGATCCGCCTGGCCGTCTCATCGTCGAGGGCGCCCAGCTCCAGCAGGCCGGCCCGGGCGCCCACGTTGTACGCCTCCGCGATCGCGTCGTGGACTTCCAGCGACGTCGACCGGCCGAGTTCGTCGACCACGCTCTGCGCGCCGCGGCGCAGGGCCTGGATGTCGGCCAGCTTCGCTTCCAGCCAGCGAGGGGTGTCGATGCCGTCGGCCAGGCGCCGGGCGATCATCGTGAGGAGCCGCTCCTCGGCGTCGGCGTACAGGTCTCGGACTCCTGCGGACAGGTCTTCGGCCATCCACGGAGAGACCGGCATCGAGCACCCCCTACGGCAGGTCGCCCAGCTGCATCGGGTCCGGGACGGTCATGCCCGTTTCGCGGTGGATCCGTTCCACTTCGGCCGCGACCAGGGTCTTGTCCCACTCGGGGTGGACCATGCGGACGAGGGTCTCGGTGGAGGCGGCCTGCGCGCGCTTGAGGACGTCGGCGGTGTTGGCCAGGCTCAGTGGATCCTCTTGGACCGAGTCGTAGAACTCGATGTTCGGCCGCTGCGGAACCACTTTGCTGCCGAACACGTGCCGGTCCACGGCGAGCAGCGCGTGGGTGGCGTTGCCGAGACCGGGCCGGGTGCGGAGGATCTTGCGGCCGCGGGTCGTCATCGACCTGCGCTCCTTGGCGTTGGACTCCGTCGCGGTGACAGCGACGTCGCCGCCGATACCGAAGGTCTGCCCGCTGTAGCCGGCGGACCGGAGGATCTGGTTGACGAGGTCCTCGGCTGTGTCCCGGTGCTCCTGCACCCGGATCGCGAACTGCGCGACCGTCAGCTGCGCTCCGTCGCCGCGGGCGAGCATGTTGATCCCCGCGAAGGCCTCTTGGTCGGGGTTCCACGAGGCGCCGCGGCCGGGCCCGTTGGACTGGAGGTAGGCGTCCGGGACGACGATGCGGCCCTTGCCCAGCCGGATGTCCCGCATCCAACTGGCGTAGGTCTCGTCGAGGGCATCCATGAGCGGCTCGACGCCGTCCAGGTCGGAGCGCCCGAGGTCTTTCAGTACGGGGTCACAGCGCCAGCGGCGGGATACGTCGTTCGGGATGTACGAGACGTCGAGGCCGTCGAAGCCGGTCTCGATCCGGCCCTCTTCGTCGACCGTCTCGGCGAACCCCTCGGTGGTCGGGTGGTCCGCCAGCGGCACCAGGCGGCCGAGCTTGGCCTTCGTGCCCTGGTACAGGCCGTGCTCGATGACGCCCTTCTCGTGCCGCTCCAGGTGCCGCCACACCTGGCCGTCCTCCTCGTGGACGATCCGCCAGAACGTCACCGCGGCGAGGCGCCCCCACCGGAATTCCGGCACGGCGCGGTCAGCGTGGACAGCGTCGAGCCAGGGCCGGTCTGCGATGTCCTGGTCGTAGACCGGGCGGAGGTAGACCCCTCCCAGGGCCGCGCCCACTTCGGCGGCGGTCTGGAGGGTGGCGAGCATGCCGTCGTCGACCAGCTCATCGAGCCGCTTCTGCGTGGCTCCGTCGTCGACGGTGAACGTCGGCGGCTCCGAGAAGAGGAGGTTCGCGCTGCCGCCGCAGAGGTCGCCGGCGATCGGGACATGCAGCTTGGTGCGGCGCTCGCCGGGGGCGGTCGGGGTGCCCCACCACCAGCGCGCGATCTTCCCCGCGATGCCGGTTGAGTACTGGATCGGCTTGGGGTCGGGGCCGAAGCCTCCGCCGTTGGCGCCGTAGAGGGCTTCCAGCCGGTCAGGGTCGCCGCTCCACCAGGTGTCCCAGGTGTGCATCTCGTCGAGGGCGGGCTTGAGGTAGGGCGGGGGCCAGGGGACGTTACGCGTCGGCAGCGGCATCGTGCGGCCACCTCCCCAGGAGCATGCGCCGGAGCGCCCACAGGCGGGCGCGACGGCTGATCTGTACGGACACCGGGATTCCGACCGTCGTACGGCCGTCGGCGTGCCGGGTGACGGTGTGCTGGCGGGGCGGGTCGACCGTGGCCTTGACGCCGGTCCAGCGGGGGAAGCCCGGGACCGGGCCAAGTGTCGTCACGCGGCGACCTCCAGTCGGGTTGGTAGGTAGGGCCGCCACAGGGACTCGGTCGTGCGCACCCCGTATCGCAGGGCGTCACAGCTGTGGTCGTTCTCCTTGATCGGCTTGTCGTCTCCGCGCTCGGCCGCCTCGTCGTCCCAGGAGTAGCCAGGGATCTCTTCGATGAGGCCGGCGGCGGACTCGTGGATGTACAGGTCCTCTGTCGAGAAGAGGCTGCTGACCGTGCGGATGCCGTCGAGGACGGCGTTGTCGGCGTGGGTCACGCCGTGGACCTGGTCGCGGTGCAGCTGCTCGATGTACGACGACGCGGACGGGTCGACGACTGTCCACTCCGGGGCGACGCCGACCACGTTCGTGCCTGGCTGCGGAACCTTTGCGAGCCACTGTCGGCGGGCCCGGGAGTACTCAGCGTCAGTCATCTGCTTCCGCTCGCGGCGGGAGTCGTACCGGTACTCGCTGACCACGTACAACTTCCGGTCCGCGCCGAGGCCGAGCAGGATGTCCGCGTACGGGTTGACGGTGCCATAGTCGATCGCGTCGCACAGCCAACGGTCGATCCTGGGGAGCGTGCTGACGACGTGCTTCTTGACGTCGAACTGCTCGTAGATCGCGCCCTCGGACTGCACCCAGTGGCCGAGGATGTAACGGCGGTACCAGAGGCCGGTGAAGTTCCGGCGCATCCGGGCCTTGTAGTCCTCGGACAGGGCGGGGTTGTCGTCCATGACGAAGTGCCAGGTACGGATGCCCAGCTCATCGGCCCGGTTGAGCCAGTCCCTCTTCGCCCAGTGGCCCGGGTTGTCGGGGTTGGTCGTGGCGAAGATCAGGGCGCCGGGCACGGACATGCGGTCGACGAGGCGCTTGAAGAACTCCTTCGGCAGCAGCGTCAGCTCGTCCACGTACGCGCCCGCGCCCGTGAGGCCGCGGAGCCGGGCTTCCGCCTTGGCGTCGTTGGCGGTGATGACCTCGATCTGCTTGCCGAGGATCCAGGCGACGCTGGAGCCGCGGGTGTAGGAGACGAGCTTGGCGACCTCGGGGCCGACGATGCTCGGGTCCTGGAGCGGGCCGAAGACGTTGCGGGCCACGGTGTCGTAGGTCTTGCCGACGACGACCAGTTGGCCGCCGGAGGGGGCTGTCACGACGTACATCAGCCAGCGCAACAGGCTGGCGATGGTCTTGCCCGACCGGACGCTGCCCTCCCAGACGTTGAGCCAGGCCGTGGAGTGGGCGATCGAGCGTTCCTGCTTGTCGGACAGCCGCAGGTCAGTGGTCCCCATGCCGGGCTCGCAGCTGGTCGAAGAGGTTCGTGAGCAGCGAGCCGACTTCGCCGGCGCCGCCCTCCTCCTTCGGTGGGGAGAGCCTCAGCGAGCGGTCGACGGCGGTCGCGACGAGGGACATGTACGCCCGCTTGTCGCCGGGAGTCGGCTCGGGGGCGGTGTGGGTGTCGAAGTCGTGCTCTTTGCCGCCCCAGTCCCAGT